GCTGTGGAAAGGGTTAGTTGGTGGAGGTCGTGACGTGTTCGTCCAGACACCCAGGCTCTGGTTCCGTCTTCATTAAACTCCAAAGAAATAAGATAACCCTCGTTATTTCCACCAACCTCTGTTACACTGATTGTGGTACTCTTAGACGAATTATAAGTGGCCGTACTTAAATCCCAATTTGTAGAGAGGTCGTAATGCGATACCTTATTGGGGTTCCCAGCAGCCATGATATACATGACGCTGCCATCAGGCTTAAACTCGATCTCATAAACGCTATTACCGTGGTCTGTCCTCAAGTCAAAGACAGCAGTAGCGTCGGTTGACATAGTGCTCAAATCCCAAGCAGTGGTACAGGTATACTCTTGAACCTCATCTTGTGCATCACCAACCACAAAGAACTTCTTACCGTAAGTAGCCGTGTCATTAGGGTCACTAGCTACGTACATGCCGAAGAGGTTTCCCTCAAAACCCCTACCGCCAACGGCGGCTGAACCAGCAAGGTTCACGCTAGTTACCGTAGCCGTAGAAGGTATAGAACTTAAATCCCAGGCAGTAGGAAGGTCAACAGACTGAATGTCGTCATTGCCGCTACCAACAATAAACAGTCTAGTGCCGTCTGGCTTAAAGAACAGGTCTCTAAGAGAGCCCTCACCAAAGGCTATCTCGGTGCCAGATGTGTTAAAGCTACCAACCCCAATAATTTGAGACGGATCGGCAAACCACTCGCGCATGTCATTGGTGTCTACTGCGGTAGACGTAAACCCTGGGATGTCTACATCCCCTGGTTCCCACTGACTGGCCGCATTGTCCCACACCAAGGCTTGACCGTCGGTTGGTGCTACCGTAGTAGTGTCCACATCGTTGAGGTCGTCAATGCTAGAGGTGCTGATATCTCCTGCTGGACCCTGAATGCCCTGCGGTCCTTGAGGGCCTGTTGCCCCCGTCTCCCCTTGAATTCCTTGCGGTCCTTGGGGCCCCGTAGCTCCAGTAGCTCCCTGTGGTCCTGTAGCCCCCGTTGCACCAGTATCCCCCTTAACTCCCTGAGGACCCTGAGGTCCAGTCTCCCCCTGAGGGCCAGTCTCCCCTTGAATACCCTGGATGCCTTGAATCCCTTGCGGACCCTGAGGGCCAGTGAAGTTGCTGGTTGTAAAAGAAGTTCCGTCCGTATAGTGGACCGTAAAAGTCCCGTCGTTGTGATCGACGGTTGATTCTACCCCAACCCCAGTGTCACCCTTGTCACCCTGAGGTCCCTTTCGCTCTAAAGTGACCGTGACCTTTGCCATTATACCGCTGTTGAAATATCTTCTTTAATAGTAAAGTTTCCCCTGAGAACTGTAGTTACCTTTTGAAATGCATTAATCAGCACCTTGTACTGGAGGTCATAAACAAACCTCCCTACTGGAAGCTTAGAAGTGGACTCTGCTGTAGAACGAAGCACTACGTTACCAAGATCATCGATATCCTCAAAGACGAATATCGGGGACTCAGCCTCCTCGGCCTTAGCAACGCCCTTAGTCTGGGACTCCGTAAGGGCCGATCCAGCCACCAACGTTCTTCTTTGAGTCGTAGAAGCTTGGGCGCCTTGGTTATTCTGCGCCGTCTTCACCTGAATGATAAACTCGTACTCATCGGTGAGTAGGGGCAGGTTTGCACCAGCGCTGTCCTTGAAGTTCAAGAATAGCTCGAATGAATCACCACGCTTAATGGTGATGTCTAATTTCTCTGATACGTCTAAATTAGCTTTACTCGCCATCTTATATGAATTGATTCATTGGTTGTTGTAACTCACCTCGCTTGCCATCTCTCTGTGCAATCAGCTTGCTCTGCTCGACAGCCTGCTTCTTCACCCTCTCGTCCTTGCTGTTCTCCTTGAATACCTCGATCTTCTCTTTGAACTCTTGGTCGTCAGATCGAACACCGAGGATAGCCTGAGCTTTGATGAGCTCAATTTCTTTTCTGAACTGATGCTTCATCTGCTCCATCTGAGCGTCAAGCTGAGCCTGCATCTGCATCTCCTGAGCCTTAAGCTGTGCCTCCATCTGCATCTCTTGCTGCTTGGCCTGAGAAGTAGCTTGGGCTGAAGCCTGCTGAATCTGAGCTTGCTGCTGAGAGTTCTGCATGGCAATCTGCTGGTTCTGAGCTATGCGCTTCTTCCTTCTCACCACGAGCAGCCTCTCCGCTTGATTCACGTCCTTGAGCTGACGAATAGCGATAGCATCCTCAATGTCTATTTCTTTTTGTTGGAGAGACATCTGGATATTCTGCTCCAAGTAAGACTTCTCCTTGTCCTCCATTTCTTTCACCACCTGTACACCGAAGTTGTACATAGGCAAATCCCTAAAGGAAGAAAGCACCTCCATGTTCTCCTTGCCGACAGCATTAGCGTAGATATTGAAGAGCACAGACTCCATAGGAATGATCTGCAAACACTTCACAATATCCTCGCACACCTTCTTGAACAAAATCATAGAGGCGTTAGTGATGTCATAGATAGCGTTGTTACCCGCAGCGATTGCTTGCTGCTGAACGCCCACCAGCGTATCGCCTTTAGGAGTGGAGGCATCCATCATTTCGTTCACGCCAGTAGCATCACGAATCATGCGCAAGTAGTGGTTGTACAGCCCGATTAGTTCGTTGATGTTTCTAATCGTATTGCCGATCTCCCTTACAGGAGGATTCTGGAAGCCACCCTCTGGGTTCTTACTTCTGTAGTAAAAGACACCAGTCTGCTCATAGATGTCATGAAGGTCAAGCGGTTGAAGTTCCCCTCCCTTTCCAAGCTGTACGTTTTCTAATCCCTCGATATCGATGATCAAGCCGTCTGGCTTCGCCTTGGCAATAGCCTGCTGAATCTTAAGGTGCGTAAGCTGAAGCATATCAGCAAAGCCCGTGCAGCTATCTACCATCGACTTAGGCATCATGCCTCGTATGTTGGTAGCCACTACAGAGTATGACAACCTAGCCTTGGATATATCCTGAAGGTTCTTAGGCGTGTTCTTTGTTCTACCGTAATTAAATATCACTTCAGAACCGAGTACGTAACTACCACCATACACGGTGTTTACTTCCATCTTGTGAGGGGTTCGCTCGTATACACTGCCCTGCTTAGGAGTGTAATCAAAGCCCTTCATGAAGAAGTTTACATTCCCGAACCTGTTCTCTTTCTCTTCGAAGTATATGCAGTCAACAGAAACGAACTCGAAGTCAAGCACATCAACCATGTACTCGTCATACCCGTATTGGTTTCTCTGTAGCTTTCTGTTGTAACTGGATGAGTTCAGATAGGCTGGATCGTTGCCGAACTTGTTTCTTACTGAAGTGGCAATCTTCTTGAAGTCCTCTTCTTCTAGCTCGTGACCAGCCAAGCGCTTCAGCTCCTGAATAGAAATGCGCTTTACATGACCAGCATAGATGAGGTCGCCGAAGTTAGGGTCCTCTGTGTAGCTATGAATAAAGTTAATGGGGTCAACGTACTCCGTCTTAATCCCTTCGTTCGGGTCGTTGTTTCTCTTCGTGACAGCCATGCCAAGAGCCACCAGGTCATTTACGCATCTACGGAACGTACTGTCATTGAAGTCGTTCCAAGTAAGCGTCATGTCGGTAGCTATCTGCGCAGCTATCTCAGCATCCGTCTTGATGTTGGTACCCAAGAAGATCTCCGTCTCTTCTTCCGAATCGGGCAAGTCGTCAGGGTCGATATCCAAGACCATACCCGCCTTGTCCTTCAATCGCTTCAGCTGCTCCTTAGCAGCTACTTGCATTTCGATCTTTTTCTTTTTCCTGTTCTTCTCAGAAGAAGAGAGGGGATCGACAGCCTCAAGATTTGGGTAGGGATTGCGAGAGAGTATCTTATTGACTACTACTCTAACAAACTTAGGAAGGATAGGAACAGGAGTATAATCAAGATTAAGAAGGCTCCCATCACCATCGCTAGGATCAAGTGAGCGAAGAAGCTTCTTATAAATGTTAGTATCTTGAACGCCATTAGCGTAATCCCTGTTTTTTTCAAAAATGGTTGCCTTCCTTCCAAAAAGAGAATTAGCCTCAGTGCTCTTACCCCACTGAGACTCTATAGCTTTGGCGTACTGCAACCCGTATGCCTGACTCTCCTTCTTTGAAACGTCCGCAAGTGGGTCTGGAAAGGAGGTCCCTTTCCGATTACTGTTTTGATTATTCATATTGGTATTGCAGTATACGCGGTATTCTGCAAATATAACAAAACCTCAATTTACCTATATCTCCTGAAGAATCGCTTGTCAGAGAAGTCAGCTACAGGTTTTTCCTTCTTTACTTTTTGTGCAGCAAGAAGAGCCAGGCCTGAGCTAATGGTCAAGTCAAACTTAGTTCGCTTGTCGATCTTGTATCCAATCCAGTCCTCAAGAGTCCTATTAAAGTACATCTTGCCTATCTCCCCAGTTTCTATGTTCACACCTACGTGATCATGTATATAAGCTTCTATCGCATGAGCATGAGATTGGATTACGTCCTGAGAGTTAGAGGGGATACCTTTGGTCCTTACGCTAGAAGAACTAGCTGACTTTAGGTGAGCTGGACGGTCCATTAAGTAACCGTCGTAACCTCTTGATTCAAAGTACCTTGCAATACCGTACTTATTGTTCTCTATAAGTATTGGATAGCCGTAGTAAAAAGCGCACATAAGGACATCCTCATAGAAGATACTGGCAAGGTCTGGGCGCGAAGCATACTCCACTACAAACATATTGGGAGGAGCATCCATGTTGAACTTATTATAGAGATGTAGCGCACCTTTAGAGCCCCTGCTATCTACAGTGACATCAAGGTCGTAGGAGTCAACCCCGCCCACACCTATGTGTCCATTAGGTGCTACCTTCTTGCCCCTGTCATCAGCTTTCTTGTTTGCCAGGTGTGCAGGTGGAAGCCATGCTACACGAAACCTGCCATTAGGGTCTGGAGAGAACACAACCTCTTCATCTTTCCTCTTCCATATGAAGTTCCCCTGAACTACTGGGTTAGGGTAAAGGTCATCGTTGCTTTCTATCTGCTGGTATATCTTACCTATGTTAAATAGGCTCCCCTCAATGCTGTCCCTGAACGCTTCGTCTTCGGTAAAAGGGAACTGCCTGATGATCTCGTTTAGTTCCGAGGGGTCGTCTTTAAAAGACTTCCTTTCGTTCTTTAGGTAGACCTTCGAACCCTGATCTATGAAGTCACCATCAACGCCAATAATCTCCTTCTTTGGCTCCTCTACGACAGCATTCCCGTACTTATCGAAGAAACCTTCTAGCGCCTCGTAAGCAGGAATGAATATCCTGTAGAGTCCAGATCTGGTTCGCCCGTTGTTGTTTCTTTCGTTGGGGTCGGAATCAGCCCATAGTCCTCGGTACTCGCTACCACCCTTATCCATAGGGTTTACTGTACTCCCAACTATAGCCTTACCGACTACTCGCTTACCAACGATAAGACATGTACGTTCAATACGCCATGCCTCTCTGATATCTGATGGCTTCTCCCACTTCCCTGCCTCATCGAGGTACAGCATGTGAAGCTTCTCACCATCGTATGCGTTGTTCGTAGTGTTCTTCCAGTTGATGACGGTGTTGAGGGCGTCACCTCTGTTCGAGGTCTTGTTCTTTTTCGTGATGCGTTTAGATGGCTCACGGAATGCCAGCTCCATACGCGGGTTCGTGGTACCGTCCTGGATAGGTTTGAAGAAGAAGGGATAGCTGCGGAAAATCGCAACTACTTTCTTCATAAAGATGTTTTCCTGAGCATCCTTACCAGTCTTCGACTGTATCCCAAGAAGCTTGTCTTTAACCTGACTAGCTTCGTCCACAAGAACAGAGGAACATATATTAGTGTAACCAGAACGACGACACTTAGTATATAGCTGACCGAAACAACGGGGATCAGCTTCGCAAGCAGCCATGTGGAGAAAGATCTCTCTTTGGAAAGCAAGGTATGATGGGTATCCGATATCAATTTTAGACCACTGTAGAAACATATACTGTCTCCCTGTAATATACGTAGGGACCCCATTGTTGTAAAACCATACGCCGTCGCGCCTACGCTGAAACTCTTGTTCGATGTAAGAACGAAACTTCTTTCGAAACTCGGAAGGTTTTTCGAGCCACTCATCCATACTGC